TGCATTATTGAATTTTTCGATCCACGCCACGAAATTTATCACATACCTGACGAAAATTCGTACACCCATGGCGTGAAAATAACTCACATTCCGAGCGGCTTAATGGTCAAAGTTAGCGAAAGCCGAAATTTGAATTACAACAAACAATCTGCGTTTGATAAACTTCGCTACATCTTGAAAGATTTTTACAAAACTGAAAAAGCGAAAGAAGAAAAAGAACTTTTGCAAAATCATCGAACGAAACTAGTAATTTCGGGCTGTAACTCAATCGGAGGGTTTTAAAATGGATTTTGACGCACTGGCCAAATCCGGTACAGAAGCAGCGCATCAAACGGCCTTGTTTGCATGGGCTGCGTGGAACGTCAAGCACGCGCCGGAATTGAAATGGCTGCATCACATACCGAACGGCGGCATTCGTGGCGACGATGCGCAGTCACGTGCGATCCGTGGCGGACAGTTGAAGGCGCAGGGCGTACGCTCAGGCGTGGCCGATGTCTGCTTGCCAGTAAAGCGCGGTCAATTCAGCGGTTTATATGTCGAAATGAAAAAGCCTGCCGAAAAGCCAGTGAAAGCAACGTCGAAAGGCGGACTAAGCGAAGATCAGATAGAATTTGCCAAATTTGTTAGAAATCAGGGCTTCATGTGGCAAGTTTGTTACAGTTGGAACGAAGCAGCGGATTTAATTAAAAATTATTTGACGAATTCATTAAATAACCCTTGACGAAGTTTAAAAACGGCGTATAATTCAATACATCGAAACGAACTTTAAAGGAAACAAAATGCACAGCTTTCAAAATTTCAGCGGACTATCTGAAGATACTTTGTCGAACATCGTTTTTGACGCAGTTCGCGGCAATGAAGAACGTAAAGAAAAAACTATAAAAGGTTTTGAAGTTAGTTTTACACCATGCTTTGATCAAACTAATGAGGAATTTTACGCGCAGGTGATGTCGAAAGACGGTTTTGTAATTGCTCGTTGCGTAATTGATTCTTTCGATTGCTGAATGGACAAAATAATCTCACGCATTGAAGAACTTTGCCGGATAGCCCGGCAAAGAATGAAAATCGCAGGTTATGCGCCGGGTTCGTCGTATGCTGAAATTTTATGGCTTTCGCATGAAGAAGCTTTAAAATTTAACGAACTCCGTTTGTTGTTGCCGTCATACGGTCAAGAGGCGTTCGAAGCAAAACAACGTATAATACTAAAGATTGTAAAACGTCGTATTTTAAAAACTTCTAAAAGGAATTATCATGAAAAACATCGAATTTAAAGCAGCTCTAACTTTGGCATTAATCGCATTAATCGCATTAATCGCATTAACTTTTATTTTTAGCGTAAGTTGTTACGCGGCGGATAGTTGAACTACTCCCGAAGGCAAGCCGATGCCTGACAAAGTTCAACACTTCGTTGGAAGCGCTGCAATGGCTTTCGTAGGTTCCGCCGTACTTGAACCGAAACACGCCGGATATGCTTGCGCTGTCGTCGGAACTGGCAAAGAATTTCTTTCGTCTATTCGCGGCATCGGAACTTATTCGACACGCGACATATTAGCGAATTTTGCCGGATGTGCAGTGGGTGCTTACTCGGGTGATAAAGTTTTTATCGAACCGTTGCCGAAAGGCGCTCTTATTGGTTTTCGTTTTAAAATAAACTGAAAGGCTTAAAATGAAATATAAAAACTTATGCGGTTTATGCGGCAAACACTTTAACCCGGCGCGGTCTAAGTGTTGGGATTGTGAACGAAATAAATCCGCAAAATGAATTGCCTAAATTGCGAACTAACCCGCGCCCGAATCAAAGCGGCTTTGCTTGCTAAGTGTGGGCATTCGTTGCATTTAATCGCGGACGATTTTTCGACTAAATACGGCGTGCTTTATTACGTGTCTGATTCGAAACTTTACCGCGTTTCTTTGCTTTATCCGCATGAACCGTACTTAATTTTAGAAAGTAAATAAAATGGTCGCTCGATACTCAGACGCAGTTAAATTGCAACACGCAAAAGCAATTGCAAAAGAAAATAATTGTTTCGTAGTTGAAAAATTAGTAAAAGCTAAAAAGGTTTATTTGCTCTATCGAATTTGGCAACCTCGAAATATTTTTGTTGGAAGACGAAGCACGATTGACGGTATTTTAAGTTTGGTTAAAACTTCCGCCGAATCAGTTTGACATAAGCGGATTTTTAACGTAGAATAGAACCGAATTAACAAAGAAAGGTTTTATTATGCAAACAAATGTTAAAGTGCTAGGCGGTTTGGAAATAACCGTAGAATTTACAATTTGCGAAAGCGAAAAAGACATCGGAATAAACTTTGCTTATTCCGATGATTGGCGCATAGTCGCAATTGCAAACAGACCGTTGCGCTCTAAAGAATCGGCGCAATGGATTTACAAACGATTGAGCAAACAGGACGAAGCGAACATTCAAAACGCTATCTCCGAATGCCTAGAAGGGGTTTAATGTGAACCATGAAGAAATTTCTAGCTATTGGCTAGTTAAAGACGAAAACAACAACGTCATTGCTTTGAACACAAAAGAGTTCGAAGAACCGAAGTTAGTTTTCACGCCTGATTCGGTAGCGCCGGATTGGTTTAATTTGTTAAGGGCTTCGGCGGTGCTGTATCAGCAATTGACGCTGCAATACAACGCCATTCAAGCTTTGATTGAACTAAGCGAATCTTCCGGCGTTGGTGAAATGCTTTTATCGAATTTTCAAAGCATGCAGACAGGAATACTTTTGGCGCAACAAGTCGCAATAAAAGGCGTTGAAGATGTCGCAGCGAGCATTGAAGCTGAAAACAAAATGAAGAAATTGAAAGGCGGCTGAAATGAAATATTTTGCCGAATTAGGTGTTTTTGTTTTAATACTTGTTTTGATAAGCTATGTGCAAATCGAAGACAGCAAACAAATTGAACAAGAGCAAGCGCTTTACTGTTCAAATGTTAAATACGGCGTTTGGCCTGATTATGAAAAAAGTTACAAAGAATTTTGCCAAAAAGAATTTGGAGAAATTGAAAAAGTTTTCAGCAAAAAGCTTGACGAAGTAAATTAAATCAGTAAAATAGAATCTATCGCAATTCCGCGATATTTAAATCCAAGGAGTTTTAAAAATGGCATCCTCAAAAACAAAGGCAAAAAAAGAAGTTGCGCCTAAAGCAGAAGTAGTTGCAGCAACAATCAGTTTTCAAGACATCGCAGCGGCAGGCGAAAGCGGTATTTACACAAGCGCCGAAGTTCACATGCCTTTAATCGAACAAGGCTTAGTCGAAATTAACCCGGCTTTGGTTGATGAAAGCGGTTTTGTTGCAACACGTGTAACGCAAAAAGGTCTTGACAGCTTAAACGAACAAGCGCATGATACAAACGTTCACGCAGCTTCCGCAATTGTGTCGCATGAATTGCAGAATGACGAAGTGGCAAAAATTCCACAACCAGCACAGAAAGTAAAAACCATGTTTAAAATTGACGAAGGCGTTCCAGTTCCCCACATTTCAGGTCGTGGCCGCACTGGCACACAATACCCGTTCGACCAACTCGAAGTAGGTCAGTCTTTCTTCGTTCCAAATGACGAAAGCAAACCGAACGCAGCAAAATCACTCGCTTCTACCGTTTCGAGCGCTACCGCACGTTTCGCCGTTCCTGACGAATCCGGCGCAACAAAGCTGAACAAAAACGGCGAAACAGTGCCAGTGATGGTAGAAACTCGCAAGTTTGTAGTTCGTGCTGTAACTGAAAACGGCATTTCAGGCGCTCGCGTCTGGCGTGCTAAGTAATCAGTAAGCGGCTGTAAGCAAAAAGCCCGGTGTAATAACCGGGCTTTTTCTTGCGCGTTCGGTTAGTTATCGCCTATACTCTCGAAAAATGCACTCTCTTTAATGCGCGGAACTTGACAACGGAATTAACATGCACGATAAAGATACGACTAACGCGGCGCAATTAATCGAATGGTTGCAACAATTCGCGCCATATTTTACAACAATCTTTTTGTCAATCTGGGGCGGTGTTGTGAACCATATTCAAACTATTCGAGCAACTAAGAAAAAGTTTAAATGGAGTGAGTTAGCTTTCGACCTTGTTACTTCGACTTTTGCGGGTTTGCTGACTTTTTATTTGTGTCGTTCGGCGGGTATCAATGAAACAACTTCAGCGGTTTTGATAGCTGTTTCCGGCCACATGGGAACGAGAGCTATTGCAGGCTTTGAAAATCTCTATCGTCGCGTTATGGGGATCAAGCAAAATGAAGAAGCTTAGGCTAATCGAAAACTGGCGCGACTTTTGGCGCTTCTGGTCTGTCCGCTTGGGCATAGTCGGTTCGGCTGTTGCCGGGTGGCTAATCGCGTTTCCAGACCACGCCTTGCAAGCATGGCTACTCTTGCCGCCTGACTTGAAAGCCGTTCTCCCTGAAGAACACATGCCGTTGTTCGGCGTCGGTATTTTTGTTCTTTCTTTGCTGGCAAGAGTTTTAAAGCAAAGCAAACTAGAAAAAGAAAGTTGAAAAAAAAATGCGAAACGTTAAAAACATCGAAGAACAATTGCGACTAGACGAAGGTGAAAAACTTTACGCTTATAAAGACAGTCTTGGCTTTTGGACTATCGGCGTAGGTCGCTTGATCGACGAAAAGAAAGGCGGCGGGCTGACTGAAGAAGAAAGCGCTTATTTGCTGAAAAACGACATTGCAAGAAAAACGAACGAAGTTAAAAACCGTTTGGATTGGTTTTCAAAACTTGACGAAGTTCGCCAAGCTGTTTTAATTAACATGGCTTTTCAAATGGGCGTCGAAGGTTTGCTAAAATTTAAAAATACTTTAACGCTGGTTAAATCAGGTTATTATGAAGATGCCGCAAAAAACATGCTGCAAAGTTTATGGGCGCAACAAACGCCGGAACGAGCTAAACGTTTAGCCGAACAAATGAAAACAGGGGTTTGGCAATGAGTCTAATCATGATGATATTTAACAAATTCGGCGCTTGGCTTTTGGCCGCACTCGCAATTGCTGCAAGTTTTTACGCCGCAATTAAATCCGCATCTAGTGTGGGCAAAGCTGAAGCAAAAGCCGAAGCAGACAAAAAGCAAGCCGAAGTTATCAAGCAAGCGGCGAAAATCGAAAACGAAACATTAAAAGAGGCGACCAATGTACAAGCGAATATTAATACTCTTGATGATGGCGATGCTGCAAAGCAGTTGCGCGATAAGTGGCAAAGAGATTGAAATAAGAACAATCGACACGGCGTGCAATTGGGCGAAGCCTGTTTTTATTTCAAGAAAAGACGTATTCACGGACGGCACAGCACGGCAAATTTTAGCGCATAACGAAACTTTAGAAAAGAATTGCGGCGATAAAATCAAGCGCTGACATTTTGCAGATTATGAGTTATAGTAAGGCAACTTAGAAAGCTTTGCTATATGAACGAATTAGAAGAAAAGACAGCATTCGCGCAAGCGATGATTTCCGCAAAAATGAACCCGCTTGAAGCAGGTCAATTAGTGCATCCTTGCAATTTTGCAAGAGCCGCGCAAATTGCGTCGATGTGGCACAATGATGCCGAAGTAAAAGAAATTATCTCAGAATTAAAAAACGCAGAAATAGAAGAAAGCGGAATTTCTGAAGATGAAAAATACGTAGAAGAAAAACTAAAAGAAATTATAGAAAACAGTCGCGGACTTTACGCAGACGAAACAAAAATCAAGGCGCTCGATAAGCTGATGGAATTAAAAGGCTTATCAAAGAAACCTCAAAACGGCGCTTCTGTTCAAGTCGTAATCCCTCGCGCAATCGAAATTCCTACGCATGGAACAAACGAAGAATGGGAAAACGCAGCCGCTCAACAACAGAGAGAGCTTTTAAATGTTAGCCGAAGCAGACATTAAAAGTTCTCACCAAATCGCAGAAGATGCGATAAAATCGGCCAGAATGTCCGCAGCTTTGGCGAAAATGCCGAAGCCTGAAATTGTGTGGCGACCTTTGCCCGGTTCGCAATCAATCGCGATTGATTCCCGGTGTGACCATACCCTTTACGAAGGCGCACGCGGCCCCGGCAAAACCGTAACGCAGCTAATGCGCTTCCTTCGTCATGTTGGCAAAGGTTACGGCCAATTCTGGCGCGGCGTTATCTTTGATTTAGAATTCGATCATTTAGGCGGCCTTGTTGCAGAATCGAAAAAATGGTTCGGCAAGTTTGGCGACGGTGCGAAGTTCTACGAATCCACTTCGGCTTATAAATGGGTTTGGCCTACTGGTGAAGAATTGCTTTTTCGCCATGTTAAGAAAGTTTCGGACTACGAAGGCTTTCACGGCCACGAATACCCATTTTTAGGGTGGAACGAATTAACGAAACACGCTTCTTCCGAGCTATACGACAAATTCATGTCGGTTAATCGTTCTTCGTTCGATCCTATTTTAAACACTCCGAAGAATGCCAAAGGCGAATACATGACGCCCAACGGCATGCCGTTGCCGCCTATACCTTTGGAAGTTTTCAGCACTACGAACTCAAACGGCCCCGGTCACAATTGGGTAAAGCGCCGTTTTATTAACGTTGCGCCTCGCGGAACTGTAGTTAAAACTTCTGTTGAAATTTACAACCCTCAGACCGAACAAAACGAAACAATCGTCAGAACTCAAGTAGCGATTTTTGGAAGCTACAGAGAAAACAAATATCTTCCACCGGGATAGATCGGAAGAGCGTCGTGTAGGGAAAGAGTGTAGATCTCGGTGGTCGCCGTATCATTAAAAAAAAAAAAAA